ACAACAATAGATACACACACACATGCCGCCGGTTGGTTGGGTGTGTTGGTTGGGTGGGGGGATCTTTACCAGCACGAGCCCAGCTGGCTATTCAGGTCCCAGCTCTGCCATTGGCTATAAGCACTGTTGCCTTCTACAGTCAGTAAAGGCTCTTTATTGCTCAACTCTGTTTGTATTGTTTGTATCTTGTTGTTGATAGTAGTGACGTTGCCCTGTAATGTTGTTGTAGCTGTTTGCAGCTGGCTTATGTTCTGCTCGGCGGTGTCCAAGTCGAGTAACCACCTGCGTCAAAGCAGGGACGGAGACGGTCAAAGAGGTGCTGTTGCCACTAACTGTTACATTGTCTCCTGGTATCACAGAACGGACAATAACAGGATTACCAGATGAATCATTAGTTATAACTCTATATCCGTTTGTTAGTGGTATCGTCACCTTCTACAGTCAGCGCTGGGCTCTTTCTTGATTCAGCTCTGCTTGTATTGTCTGTATCTCGTTGTTGATAGTAGTGACGTTGCCCTGTAATGTTGTTGTAGCTGTTTGCAACTGGCTTATGTTCTGCTCGGCAGTGTCCAAGTCGGCAACCACCTGCGTCAAAGCAGGGACTGAGACGGTCAAAGAGGTGCTGTTGCCACTGACAGTTACATTGTCTCCTGGTATCACAGAACGAACAACAACCGGGTTACCCGAGGAATCATTGGCTATAACTTTATATCCATTTGTGGTGGTATCGTCACCTGATACGGTCAAGCATTGGCTCCTTCTGTGCCAGCTCCGTTTCAATTGTTGTTATCTCGTTCTCTATGGTGGTTATTTCTGTCTCTATGGTTTGCACTTCTGTCTCCAGCGTCTGGATTCTGGGCAAGTACCTGTTGTCCAGCCACGAACACCTACCGGTTTGAGAATCGTAGAGGACTTGTACAAAGGTGCTGGTTCTCTGAACAGGTATCAGGATGGAGTTTGGAAGCCACTTGACGTTCATGGAATAAGGTTGCGATCCTATGAGGTCTTGCCTGTAACAGATCAGGGCTAACGAAGACTGGTTTGGTATGTTTGCTATGCTGGTGGTGTCATTTGTGAAGTTGGCAACCACCAAAACTCCAGAACTTGTAACGGTATCGTAATAGGCAAACAGTCCCTGCCCATTGTTCAAATAGATGCCAGCCGGATCCATGGTCACCGTATCCACAGTTCCATTGGGTAGATATCTTGGAATCAGGGCTCCTTCTGCTGGCCTGGTCACCGTATAGTTGAAGGTATCCACCCCATTGGGCGCAGAGCAGATGATTCTTATGTTGCTGGTGTCGGTTCCTGGCGGTGCGCTTGCAGTCCAGAACACGTAGATATCGCTTCGCCCAGCATTGAAGTCTAATCATATTCACCTGCAGCGTGCCCACAAAATAATATCTCTGTTAGATATTCTGCTGATCCAACCAGGAACAGCCACCGGGTTGAGAGTTGTACGTTAAGGTATATTCACCACTTACTAAGGGATCCACGTTCAAAGCTGGTACGCAGGCCAAGCCCGGAGTCCGAAAGCAGCCCAGACCGTATAGATACTGATTCGTATTCCTAAGCTGGCTATATAAGGTAACGCCTGCCATTATAGTTTGCAGGGTTCATGAACCATGCGTTAGTGCAATCTGCTTAAGAACAACACCCAAGGATAGTTAGTACCCTGGATCGTTAAAGGGCGGGTTGGCGCAGCACAACACGTCTCTATCAGCCAGGCCTACAAGTGAGTATGTTATTGCAGATACGGCGCCCGCTGAACGAAAGAAGACGGGAAGCTGCTGATCTGTCCAGGCGGGAATCGCAAAGTTGGTTCCATTGCTCACACTCACCATTATGGGCGCAGACCAACCAAATTTGACGCTGCTGGTGCTTGTGAAGGTGACGCTAAGTAGGCCTCCACCATTCATGGTGCCGTTCGTGAGCGACTGCACCTGCGGAATCACTGCGGGATAGGGTCAATAAATTGCCACTGGTGTCTGTTGTGATGTTTATGTTTTCGCCAGGCTTCAGTGCCCTCACTATATCGCCGCAAACATCGGGACTTTCATTTGGGACTGATCAGCCTGAAGCCATTGGCGTTTGTGTCGTCCCCCACTATGGTCAGAGGAGGTTCGGCGTGGCGCTCAATGTATCCCTCGATCTGAGCCTGCAGGTTGTTGAGCTGAAACAAAGTCATATCTATGACCTTCACCAAAGAAATTTAAATATATAATATATTATAAAAGGAACATGAGCAAGCCCATGCACATCTACGTCGATCTGGACATCGTGAATAACGACCAGACCACAAACAGCGACCCGCCGCAGCTGAGGTTTGAGGAGACAAGAACTCGCCGTATATAGAGGGAGACAGCAGGGACTACTTCTGCTCCATCCTCCGGTTCTCCATTCAGACAGGCAACGAGCTGCCCATCTTCATACCGCGCATCCTCACGGGTCAGCCAGATCCAAACCTGACAGTATATAGCGTCTCTATCAAGAACCCGGTCACTGGTGACTTCGTGACCACCCCGTTGATCTACGAGCCCTGGAACAATAAACCAGTTCCACCAGCCCCAACCACCAAACAGGACATCCTCAACGGCTACTACTTCGTGAATTCCTACCAGCAGTTTGTGCAGATGCTCAACACTGCGCTGAAGACTTGTCACAACCTGTTCTGGAACGACCCAACCGCCAACAACCAGGAGCCCTACATACAGTTCGACCCTCAGTCCAACCTTTTCGTGCTCTACTGCCCTGAACAGTATCACGACCCAAATGCCCCAGCGCCCACGAGACAGTATGCGGAGATCTACTTCAACAACCGGCTGTATCAGCTGCTCTCGTCCTTCCCTTCAAGGTTCAAGGGCACAGTTGGTGAGCTGAACTACCTGATCAATGTAGATAACATGAATGGATCAAACATCATTGAAACGGGGTGCAAGGCCACCTACAAGTCGGTGGTGCCCGTGTATCAGGAGATATCCACAGTGGCATTATGGAACCCAGTTGCAAGCATTGTCTTTTGCTCCAGTCTCATACCGGTGCTTGCAACAAACACCAGCCCTCCCAAACTCTATGGGGACAACAGCACCAACCTGACAAGCAGCGGGGCTAACAATAACTTAACAAACATACTGACAGACTTCAAAGTGCCCATCACCGAAACGAACCAGTATCGCCCCGCGGTCACCTTCACCCCAAGCTCCGAGTATCGCCTCATTGACATGAACTCGGTGATGAACCTGAACAAGTTGGATCTGATTGTATTCTGGAAGAGCCATTACGGCGAGCTCATACCCTTGAGACTCCAGCCTGGCAACGCCGCACATATTAAGATCATGTTCAGACATCGCAAGTTCAACGCAGATCAAGAAGCGGAGTTTCCATGAAGATTAATTAATCAAAAAGAAAATGTATAAAACATCTATTTTCTTTTTGACTATAGTTTTTTCTAAGTCTAGTTTATATATAATCTAAATGGCAGAGACTTTTGAGAAGATCTTAATCAAAGACGATAGGATTGGATGCATCACCCCGCAAGTCAAGTTCGGTGTGTTCAAAGGTGGTCAAAATGTGACCGCCATGCCCTTCAAAGCAATCTCCCAGACAACTTCGGCTCATGTCTTCAACGTGCCGGTGCCCAGTCTGGAGACTATCATCAGCCGGGAGGTGCTATGGTCAAGTATTGTCACGATAAAAATATCGGTGGCTAATGGGAGCACAAAGCCTCCTGGTAAGTTTTTGGTAAATTACGGGGTCACTGATGCTCTGTCCCCTTTCCCACTTCACTCGTTAGTTGCTACCATGACATCTACCATCAACAACAACACCGTCAGTATCAACATGGCCGACGTTTTACCAGTCAATGCTTCGCATGATGGATCCTGAAGAGCTAGCAACGTATGACGACATGACGCCAACGTGTTTGGATTATCTGGGAAACTACAGAGACGGTTACGCATGAGCTGGACTACTACCTGGACCGTGCTCAAAAGGGCTGCAGAAGACGGGCACCGTTAATCTTCCAGTCATCCCGTTTTCTGGAACCAAGAAATAGCAACCAATAACATCATTGATAACGCAGACCCTGCGAGACGCAAGATCTGGAGCTTGCTCCTACAACCTACTCGCAGCTACCCAAACAACGTCTTGGGCTTTGACATGCACCGACCTGCTGGATGCACCATTACTCACAAACCCAGAGGAAACTATAAGCTCATGGCTATCTGGTCTCATTGACCCTGATAGAGGAGCTCAGAGAATTCCAACAATTGACGACACCGAGGTCTATGTGCAATTCCGAGTTACGGAGCCGCTGCTCCTGAGCCCTTACATCTTTGGCTCTGGAGAAGGGAAGCAAGGCTTCTACGGAATACAGACCATGAATTACCAGATGAACATGCTCTCAAATGCCAACAGAGCTTGGCGAACTGGCGAGAGTGATTTCCAGAAAACCTGCCTAGTGGAAAGCTTTGAGGACTCCACTCTTTATTTCCAGTTCCTCACTCCACACGCCAGCGAGATGCTGGAAGCTCGGAACGTGGTGCCTTACTACGAGTTCCCGGTATATCGGACAACGAATTTTGCAACAATCCAGGGCATAGGCAATGGGTTCGTTCAACCAGATGGAACAGTTGGTACCAGCTGCAGGTCGCAACAATACAGCCATATTGAACTCCTCCAACATCCAACTGAATGGAATACCCGACAAGCTTCTCATCTTTGTGCGTAAAAATCTCCAGAATCTGACACCAAACGAAAGCGATAAATATCTGACAATTACAAATATCCGCATAAACTTCAACAATCAGGCTGGCTTGCTGGCTTCGCAGTCGCAGCAGCAACTCTACAGAAACTCCAAATTGTCAGGGCTGAACCTATCCTGGGAGCAGTTCTCTGGATACAACCATGAGCGTATTCTGGAGCTCAGTCCATTTCTCAGAAGCCTGCAAGCGCTTACAGATACAGCGGCGCTTGCTTCACCTCCCAATACAATAGTACCTGAGCAATCCCGTGAATCATCCAACATTTGATCCAGGCTTCAAGCTTATTTCAACCACTGGGAGCATCTTAGCGTTGAACTTTGCTGAAGTGATCCAGCTCACTGACGAATACTACGCGCCTGCATCTCTTAGGCACTTTTAACTTGCAGGTGTCGCTCAACGTGGAAAACAACCACACTGAAACCTGGCCGGCCAACAGCTACGAGATGATCATCATCCCCATGAACAGCGGGGTGTTTGTGAATGAGAGAGGCACTAGCTCCACATTCCTGAGCTTGCTCACCAAACAGGACGTCCTGGACAGCTTGACTCAGACGCCCTACACCAACTTTGAGGTTCAGCGTCTGGTGGGCGGTGCCCACTTCATGGACAAGCTGCGATCTGGACTGCAGTGGATTCACTCCAAGATACCAGCGGTGAAGCAGACCCTAGGCTATATCCCCCATCCCGTAGCGCAGACGGCTCACAATGTGCTTGGCGCTCTAGGATACGGCATGTCTGCGGGTGGCGCTTCAGGAGGCAGGCGTTCCATAGAGGAACGTGTTAAAAGTTAAATTAGAATAATCACAATAAAAATATTATAGTTTGCCTAATATATACACACATCACATGCCATATCAGTAATCCATATAATCAAAACATATCAAGCCAGTTGCGCAACATTGACCAAAACCACGTGAATCGCATAAATGCCATCAGTGAAACAAACGCCTACGATGTTGTCACTCCCATGGAGCATACCACGTTGCACAATCCCAACGTCACGGGGGGAAGTGGCTTTGCTGCTGCCACCGTGCAAGACCTGGGGTACGAACCAACCATGGGGGCAACGAAAAAGGAGGAGGCAGAAGAAGCAAGTCTGCCAGAAGCTTGGAGGCAATGGGCACCGTAGAAGGAGGGGTTGCCACCAGTGGTGGTCAGCCGCCCCCAGTGCCCACGGTGGCGGAGGTTGTAAAACTGCAAAGGAGCGAGCCAAGAAGATCAAAGCACCCCCGCACCAGACTGACAACTTAGCAGGGGGAGCCCTCCTAACTTTGCAGGATCTCGACAAAATGCATGGGCAGCCTCCGGATGGTCGCAGAAAATACCGGTCTCCACAGGCAGGGGTGGGCGAAGTGAGGGGCACTCCGCCTCCACCTCTGGGGGGTTACGAGACCGGTGGCTCTGCAGTCACCAGGGGCGCCAATCCCAGAAACCATCTCGATCAGAGAAATCATGGCCAAACATCAAATGTCGCTGCCCGCCGCATCCAAATACATCAAAGAGCACAACTTATACAAGAAATAATAAAATGTATAATCTTTTTCTATCTCCATCTTATAGACAATGGTAGATGCTATAAGACGGAGACAAATAGACGAATCTTTGAACGACATCAGAAACTTCAACTCCATGGTGTTCAACCTGGAGCGAAAGAACGTCGAACTGCAGCCTGAAACGTGCTGCCCTACACGCAGATCAACCCGGAAGCAATCGCTGCCACCAAGACAAGCGTGCAGGAGCTGTATCTGCTGATAGAACGGAAGCGAGCGGCCATCACGAATGCTGGACTCACCATCGTTGGGCGCCCACGCATGCATCGGACGCTGCGGAAGCCGGCACCTACGAGGACGTGCGACAGCGGTACAACGGCATCGTCAAGCAGATACTGACGGACATCAACA